TAGCTGGTGTAGTTTCATACTTGCCATTAAAACTTTACAAAAAGTCTAATGGTGAGGCGTTGGGGAACCCTCTCTGGATCGACCAACCAGACTATCGACAACCTAGATCCGTCACAATATCCTGGACCGTCGATAGTTTGTTGTTTTATGGTGTTGCTTATTGGCGTGTTACAGAATTATATGCAGATGATTTAAGACCATCACGATTTGAGTGGGTCGCTAACAATCGAGTTACATTTACTACTAATAAATTCGGTACAGAAATAGAAGAATACTTTGTAGATGGCGTAAGAGCTCCAATGACAGGTATTGGATCACTTGTTACATTTCAAGGATTAACGCAAGGTGTATTAACTACAGCGGCACGCACAATACAAGCTGCATTAGATTTAGAAAAAGCTGCCGCAATATCTGCTGCAACACCAATGGCTACAGGGTTTATAAAAAACACAGGTGCAGATATGCCAGAAGCACAGGTACAAGGATTATTAGCTGCTTGGAAATCAGCACGTCAAAATAGAAGTACAGCATATTTAACTAGCACCTTATCTTATGAGCCAGTGGGCTTTAGCCCTAAAGATATGATGTATAACGAAGCCCAACAATACCTAGCAACACAAATCGCTAGAGCGATGAACGTACCTGCTTATTACATTTCAGCAGATATGAATAACAGTATGACCTATCAAAACATTATTGATGGTCGCAAAGAGTTTGTTGCTTATTCATTACAGCCATTTATTTGCGCTATTGAAGACCGCCTATCTATGGATGACATAACCCCACGTGGCCACGTTGTTAAGTTTGCTATTGAGGAATCATTCTTACGTGCAGACACAATGAAGCGCTTAGAAGCATTAGAGAAAATGCTTAATCTAGGTTTAATTGATATAGATGATGCAAAAGAAATGGAAAGCCTAACACCTAACGGGAGAGAAACAGAAGATGAAACTTACATTCAGTAGCCATATAGAAGCTGCCGATACCGAGCGCAGAATAATCGCTGGCAAAATTGTGCCATTTGAAGAAGTCGGTAATACTTCAGTCGGTAAAGTGGTCTTTGCTAAAGGCTCAATCGAGATCGGTGATCCAGGCAAGGTAAAAATGCTTATGCAGCACCGCCCAGAAAAACCAATCGGAAGAATGCAGTCAAGCTACAAAGAAGCAGAAGATGGCATTTACGCATCATTTAAAATTAGCAACTCTATGCAAGGGCAAGATGCTTTAATACTTGCAAGTGAGCAATTAATCGATGGCTTGTCAGTAGGCGTAGATGTAAACAAGTCAATTCAGAAAAAAGATTATCTATATGTAACCAGCGCAACACTAAGAGAAGTAAGTCTGGTCGAGTCACCAGCATTCAGTGCTGCACAAGTAACTAAAGTTGCTGCAAGCGAAAGCGAAGCAGAGGACACAAACCAAACAACAGAAAGCGAGGCTCCTGTGGAAGATTTAGCAACAGCGCCACAAGAAGCAAAGGCAGAGGCTGCTACTCCTACAGTAGAAGCTGCTCGCCCAACAATCACAGCACCATATATTTCTACAAAAGTGCGTACACCTATTCAATCAATGGGTGGATACACAGAGCATAAAATTAAAGCAGCACTAGGCAACGATGACTCAAAGTTATTTATTGCAGCTGCTGATGATTTTGCTAATAACGGATTAGGATTTAATCCAACACAATATCTAACAGAGTTTGTAACTAATACACGCTTTGGTACACCTGCTATTGATGCTTGCAGCCAGGGAACTTTGCCCCCAACTGGTCTTACAATCAATATCCCTTCACTTGTCACTTCAAGTGGTGGTGGAACTGGTGTAGCACCAACTGTAACTGTAGAAGCCGAAGGCGGCGCAGTGTCAAATACAGATATGGTCAGCCAGTATCTTTCAGGAACTGTATCCAAGTATTCTGGAATGAATACGCTATCTGTGGAGCTCCTAGAGCGCAGCGGGTATCCTGGATTTTATGAGGAATTGACAAATCAACTCTCTCTAGCTTATTTGAAGACAATCGACACCACAGTATTAACTGCATTACTTGCAGCTGGTATGAATGGTACAAATACAACTGCTGATCTAGATGGTATTGTCGCATTCACTACAGAAGGCGCACGTACTATCTACTCAAACACAGGTTACTTTGCACAGAATTACATCGCTAACCCAGCACAATGGGGTGCGTTAATTGGTGCACAAGATACAACAAAGCGACCAGTATTTAATGCGCTACAACCTATGAACGCAGCTGGACAAGTTGGCCCACAATCAATCCGTGGTTCAGTATTAGGACTTGATCTATACGTAGACAAGAACTTCTCAGCAACTACATTTGATGATGATTCTGCTGTGATTCTTGCACCAGAAGCATTTACTGTATATCGCTCACCACAGGCTTATATGTCTGTTAACGTGGTAAGCAATTTGCAAGTACAGGTTGCAATTTATGGTTATATGGCAACAATCGCCAAGATGCCTAACGGAATTATCAAGTACAAGAAGACCTGATAAGACCCATTAAACAATCAGTAATCTCTGGGGTTTAGTAGCCCTAGCCCCAGAGAGCTATTAGCAAAGGAGTAGAGATGCCAGCAACGTTTGTTACAACAGCCGAGTTACGGGCTAATCTTGGTATTGGTTCACTCTACTCCGATGCAACAGTAGAAGAATGCTGTCAATCGGCAGAAGATTTAATCCAACAATACTTATGGCACAACGATGCCCCAGTAGTAGGCACAGCGTTACAAGATAACGTGGCAACACTTATGCTTTCTAATCCGAACGCATTTGTAACAGGTCAGCAAATAGTAGTAAGCGCTTGTGGTTCAACATTTAATGGCACTTACACAATCACTGGCACAATACCGCCAAGCACAGGCACAACTAGCCTTATCCCAGTATTTATGTATCAATTTGGTCAAATTAATTACCCTAATGGATATTCATTTGTGCAATATGCAAAAACAGCAGCTAATCAAAATTTTCATAAAGTAGTACCTTATGGCAACGCAAGAGGCCCAGAACACAAGACCCAATCTTATGCGAGCACCCCTGCAATACGAGAAGCTGCGATGATAATTGCAGTGGACATCTGGCAAGCAAGACAAGTTAGCCAGACAGGCGGGGTCGGTATGGATGGGATCAGTGCCAGCCCCTATCGGATGGGTTATCAGCTGATTAACCGAGTGCGTGGTCTCATCCAGCCGTATTCAAGTCCAGCATCATTGGTGGGCTAATGGCAGCGATTTCCACCTTACGTGGCACGCTAGCCACAGCTTTAACAAACAATGGAGTATGGAGTACCTTTAGTTTTCCACCTGCAACTTTATTGGCCAACAGCGTAGTTATTACCCCAGCATCCGATTACATCGTGCCAAGCAATAACAGTCAGACATCTATTGCGCCCCTGGCTAATTTTAAGATTTTAATGACGACACCTGCATTTGACAATCAAGGCAACCTAAAAGGTATGGAAGATTTTATTGTAGCAGTAGTAACTAAACTAGCGGCATCTACCCTGGTTTACAACATATCAAGTGTCTCCGCTCCAGCTATAACCAATGCAGCTAGTGGAGATTTATTAACGTCAGAACTCACCCTATCAATCCTCACGAGCTGGAGCTAACAATGAGCACACACGAAGAAGACTTAGCCTTCTTGAAAAAGACAGGCCAATTAGCAAGCGCACCAAAACCAACTGCACAAACTAAGAAAGACGAGGAATAACAATGGCAATCTATTTAAATAATAACGTAGGTGTTAAGTTGGCTACCAATGCGGCACCAACCACACCTTCAATCGACATTAGCTCATACGTAACTAATGCCGTAATTAACCAGATCGTAGATGAGTTAGAAGTAACTGCTATGGGCGATACTGCTCATAAGTTTGTTGCAGGTCTACAATCAGCAACATTCACTATTGACTTTATCAATGACTGGGCAGCTAGTCAGGTAAACGAGACATTAAGCGCAGCATTTGGCAAGACCCTAGCAGTATCAGTAATCACTGTTAAAGGCACTGCCGTAGGGGCCACAAACCCTACTTATCAGTTCTCAGTTCTAGTAAATAACCTGACCCCAATCGGTCAAGGTGGCGTGGCTGAAATTGCTACCTCATCTATCACATTTACAGTAAACTCCGCAGTAACAGTGTCCCCATCGGTACCATTCTAACTAAGGAGCAATAATGGCAAAGTTAAAGATTACTAGGGCTAATGGCGAAGTTTCAGAGCACAAAATTACGCCAGGAATTGAATACAACTTTGAACAGAAATATGGTGCTGGTATCAGCAAGATTTTAAGAGAGCACGAGCGTCAGACAGAAATATTCTACCTTGCGTATGAATGCTTACGCAGGGCTGGCGCTCAGATACCTTTGTGGGGAGTAGAGTTTATTGACAGCTTAGAAACTGTCGAGGTACTAGACGAAGAAAAAAAATAATCCAGCGGGATTCGATACTTTACAGCATCGCACAGCTAAGCGTAGAGACTGGGATACCGCCTAGAGAGTTTATCGATATGGATAGCGAAATGTATGCAGCAATTATACAGGTGCTAACCGACAGAGCTAAGGAGATCCGAAATGCCAGCAGAAGTCGTAGGCGTTAGCGATGTAATGAAAGGCCTTAGCTTTATAGATGATGATATGTATGCACGTATTAGGGGTGCGATCTCACCTTTAATGCGCCAAGTTGAAGCAACCGCCAAAGGTTATGTACCAGGCAATACAGAGGTTTTATCAGGCTGGAGTAAGCCAATCTCATCTCCTATAAATTATCGACCATTCCCAAAATACGATTCTGCAAGTGTGCGTGGTGGCATTGGTTACAAAGAGGGACAAAACAAAAAATTTAAAAACGGCTTTCAAGTAGAAAATTACGTTTACAACATTAACGCCGCTGGTCGCATATACGAAACTGCTGGGCGATTAAACCCACAAGGACGTGCGCCATTTCAGTCAGTTGTATCTAAAGGCGGATCTGGCACTATGGTTAAAAAAACCAGGACAGGCAGATCCACCGAACAATATGATTCTAATAATCCTTTTGCTGGTTATCAGTTTGTAACATCTATGCCTAATCTAACATCGCAACCAAAGATACCAGGCATCCGAGGTGGTGGCCGTAAAACTAAAGGTAGAATAATTTACAAGGCTTGGGCTGAAAAGAGTCCAGCAGTTTATGATGCCATACTTACTGCAATTAAATCCACAGCGGATTACTTTAATGATTCTACAGAATTGAAGAAGGTGGCATAGTGGCAAATGTAGTCGTCTCGGCTTTAGCAACCTGGAATGGTAAAGCGCTAAAAAAAGCCAAGCAAGATGTAGATGTATTTAACAAACAATTAAAAACTTTAGCACGCACCTTTGGCGTTACGTTTAGCGCTGCTGCAATAGTCAGTTTCAGCAAAAAGGCAATT